CGTGCGCAAGCTCAAGACGGCGAACTGGCAGGGCGATCGCAAGCAGGTCACGATCTGGCAGATCCCGCACCGCCGATCGGAGACCGGACACGGCACGCAAAAGCCGATCGAGTGCATGCGCCGGCCGATCCTCCATCACACGCTGCACGGCGACGGGGTTTATGACCCGTTCGTCGGCAGCGGCACCACCATCATCGCGGCCGAGATGACCGGCCGCCGTTGCTACGCCATCGAGCTCAGTCCGGAATATTGCGGGCTGGCGATCGCGCGGTGGGAGCAGCACACCGGCCGCAAGGCTAAATTGGTTTCGAGAGCCGCGTAAGCGGGGCAGGGCGGCACGCCGGCGGCGTGGGTGTAGCGGCCGGTGGATGTAACCGGAACGGTTGGGAGCTCTCTCGGATGAACCAGCGCAATCTCTTTGCCTATACGGCGCCGGGTCCAAGCTATCCGGAATATCTGTCGCTTAACGAGATCGACGGCGAGCTCGTCCTCGACGTCCGCAGCCAGGCGCCGCCGACCGGCAACGGCCAGACGGCCCGGATTACGCTCGATCCGCAGCATGCGCGCGAGTTTGGCCTGGCGCTGATGCAGGCGACCAAGACATATCAATTTTAATATATTTCGGGGGCTGACCCCCCAATGTCCACCGAGCTCGTCGATCCCCTGGCTTCGGTGCGAGCCTACCTCGCCGCCGAGAAGTCTGAAAGCACCAGGCGCGGCTACGGGTCGGATTGGACTGACTTCACCACCTGGTGCGAGGCGACGAGCGAGATCCCGCTGCCGGCGACGCCGATCGGGGTCGCAAAATATCTCTCGCAGCTCGCCGACGGCGGCAAGAAGGTTTCCACGATCGAGCGGCGCGTCGCCGCGATCCGCTACGCCCACAAGTCAGCCGGCCACGAGCCGCCGACCAACGCCGAGGGCGTCAAGGCTGTGATGCGCGGGATCCGGCGCACCAAGGGCCGCAAGCGAACCAGGAAGGCGCCGGCGACGGCGGAGCTGATCACCAGGCTGCTGGCGCTGTTTCCCGACACGCTGGCAGGCCACCGCGACAAGGCGATCGTGCTGGTCTGTTTTGCCGCGGCGCTGCGCCGGTCCGAGCTTGTTGACTTAAAAGTCAACGACATCGAGTGGCGGCCAAAGGGCATCGTGCTGCAGATCCGGCGGTCGAAGACCGACCAAGAGGGCCGCGGCGCCGAGATCCCGATCCCGCGCGGCAGCAAGCTGCAGCCTGTCGCTGCACTTTCGGCCTGGCTCGAGGCCTCCAGCCTAACCGACGGCCCGATCTTCCGCGAAGTCGATCGACACGGCCGCGTCGGGGCAAAAGCGCTGACCGGCCGATCCGTGGCGCGGATCGTCAAGCGGGCGATCAGGGCGATCGGCCTCGACGAGAAGATCTATTCCGGACACTCGATGCGCGCGGGCTTCGTGACGACGTCGCTCGAGAACGGCGTCGACCTGCTCAAGATCATGGGCATCACGCGCCACACCGACGTCAACACGCTCAGGGAATACGACCGCCGCGATTCAGGCTTCGACGATCACGCCGGCGACGGCTTTTTGTGAGTGTTGCACTTGCAACAGCAGGCGTTGCAGAGGAGGTGCCAATGTTCCTCTTGAAGACCGTGGTGACGATCGTGTTTTTGAACGCATCGACGCCGCCGCAATATACCGACGCGGTCACGATTTCCTTTGCGTCGCGCGCCGAGTGCGAAGCGAAAAGCACGTGGTACGGCCAGCGCGTGGCAAAAGCGGTCGCGGCTGAACTGAAGCTGTCCAAGGCGAGGGCGACCGTTGCCGGCGTCAAGAACAAATGCGAGCCGATCGGCTGGCCGATCTGAGCCTGATGGCCTGCACAACGCGCCACCAACCATGGTCTGACGTCGAGCTTGCCGCGCTGCGCGACGTCAAACCGACGCCCGGCGCAATGCGAAGTTTCGAGCGCGGTACGCACCGTCGCGCAGCACCGTTTCCATTACCTGCAAACTGGCGGTGCTGCGCCAGCGCGGCGAGGCAAGGGATTGTCATCGGCGCCGCGCGCCGGCCGCCTCGTTCGTCTACACCAGGCGTTGAGGTCAATCGGGCGGAGGCGGGTTGGCCGCGATCCATCCGAACAGGTAGTTCGCGATCGATCGGTAAAATTGCTGGGTCTGCTCATCCTGCTTGGACCAGCCAAAATCGGCCGCGGAGAAGTCGTTGTCGTCGTCGGGATCGAGGTGGGCTTCCTTCTTGTAGATCTGGATCGCCAGCTGTTCCTCGTACTGGTCCCGGTTGGTGCTTGCGATCGGCGACGCCAGCCATCCTACCAGTTCGGCGGAAATCTTCTGGGCCCGGCTGATGACCTGCTGCTCGGTCAGCTCCGGGCCGCCGTCTACGATATACAGCGAGGGCCACGCAGGCAGAGTTTCCGCCTTTTCGATCCGGTGACCGCGCCGCTGCAGCACGTCGATGGCCTGTTCCAGTAGATTGCGCATGTGTCCTCTCGCGAAGGTGGGACGTCGCCGGCATCCTAGCACGGGGCGTTCTGGAGTCCGATAACCCTGCTTAACGGACACCAGAACTTGCACCGCCGAATCCGCCGTGGTTCTCTCCTGCTGCAGGTGATTTGCCTGCGGTTAACAGAGGAGAAACCATGGCCGCGACGAAAAAGAAACCCGCCAAGGCGGCGCGCACATCGGCTGCACGCGCGACGCCGATGCGCAAGACAGCGACAGCGACGCGGAGGAAGCCAGCAACGCGCAAGCGCTGACATCTTCCGCGCCGCGCTCAATAGAGGCCGCCGTCAATTGGAACCTGACCGGCGGCCTCTTCCTCGACGAAGAGAGAGCCGCATGTCGATCAACCGCCGATCCCTGATCACTGGCCTGATCAGTCTCGTTGCCGCTCCGGCGATCGTCCGCGCCGCGAACATCATGCCGGTGAGATCGTTCGCTCCACCGGTCGGTTCACTCCGGATGCCGTATCCCGTCCCTCTCAAGATCGGGGACATCCTCAGAATTGGCCACGACCAGTTGTACATCGTCACCGCCGTCAGTCTCACCGCATACGGGCGGCCTCACATTGTCACGCGCGCCAGCGCCCGACCGATGATCACGTCAAATGGTTCACACGTCGGTCTACCCAGCATCGATTTCGAATTCTGACCCCTCAATTAGAACCGGTGCTGCAAGTGATCGGTCGCATCGAGGCTGCAACGCGCGTCGTCGGCAAGTCGCAGGGCTACTTCGGCCTGCCTGTTCGCGACGAGGTCATCAACTGCACCGTCAATGGCCCAACGCCCAGCATGTTGACGGCCTGGCTACCCACACCCGACGAGCTGGTGCTGCTCAACAGCGGCGCCAGCGTGCATGTCAGGATCCTCGGCACCACGCCACCGCCCATGATGGTGACGGTGGGACCGTTGCCTGCGTAGCCAACATGGCCACTGCCCCTGAAGCCGTTGTGGTGGAGCGATCGCCTCGGCGATCCTATGTCACCCATGCCTGGCTGACCGGGCCGGTCTTCACGGAGTTCGTCAGTGAAGCGACACGTCGCGACAAGCATCCCGATGTGTTGACCGCAAAGATCCTCGAGGCCGTCATCCTCGGCGGCCTGGTCGACGAGCTGCTCGATCGGTGAAGACCCACGATCGACGCCTCAGCAACCGAGCGTACGATGCGCGCCGGCGCAATGAGAAGCCGGGCCGCAAGTTCTACGACCTGGCGATATGGCGTGGGCCCGATGGACTGAGGGCACAGCAGCTGCGACGTCAGCCACTGTGCGAACGTCACCTGGCCAAGGGCCAGGTGGTGGCAGCTGATACGGTCAACCATCGCATTGCGCACAAGGGTGACTGGGCTCTGTTCTGCGATCCCGGCAATCACGAGTCGGCGTGCAAGGACTGCCACGACATCGTCATCCAGGCCGAAGAGGCCCGAGGCTATGCGGTGGGCTGCGATGACCAGGGCCGGCCGATCGCGACCGACCATCCATGGAACAGGGCCAAAGGCCGAGAATAATCGACTGCTCAACACAGGTGGCAGCAGCATGACATTCCACAAAGCGAAAAGCCCAACCGATTCAACGCGATGCACCCCCACGGGGGGTCAAATCTTCGGCGGTGGGGGCTTGGCGACCGGCTTGCAGGCTCCGTCCGCACCGAGAGCTGAAATCTGAAGGGGGGTTTCGGCCCTTATGCGAGACAATGCTCCCGCACAGGTTGTTGTCGACGACAACGAGCCGATCGAACCGGCCTGGCACAAACTTTTCCGGCTGAAGATCGATCGCGCGATCGCCAGCGACAACTGGCGCCGCGTCATCAACGAGATGAAGACCGCGCAGACGCTGTCGCTCGTCAACGGTCACGCCGTCATGCGCCTCGTGATGTTCTACGTCGAGTTCGAGCGCGCCTCGCGCGACGTCGCGAAAAGCGGCGTGATCCGCAAAGCGGTGAAGACCAAGGTGCCGCAGGTGCATCCCGCCTGGGGCGTGATGAAACAGGCGGCCGCGGCCGCGGCCGGAGTGGAAGAGGAGCTCGGCATCTCACCGAGGCGGCGCAACAATGCCGGCAAAGTCCAGCGCACCGAAAGGAAAGCACGCCCCGCTGATCGTTTCCTCAAGGCAGTATCCTGACGACCCGGTCACCGCTTACGCGCGCGACATGGTCGACGGACGGATCGTCGCCGGCGAGCTCGCGCGCCACGCCGGCGAGCGCCATCTGCGCGATATCGTCGACGGCGAGAAGCGCGGCATCTTCTGGCGGCCGAAGGTCAAGGCGAGCCGGGCGCTGGAATTCTTTCCCGCGGTGCTTTCGGTTACCGCCGGTACCAAGGCAGGCCTGCCGTTCGATCTCCTGCTCTGGCACATGTTTTGTGTCGGGGCGCTGTTCGGATGGCTCAATGCGAGCGGGCGCTTAAGGTTTAGGTCCGGCTGGCTCGAGACCGGCAAAGGCCAGGCAAAATCGCCGCTGATGGGCGGCATCGGCCTTTATCTGATGGGCTGGTACGACGTGCCGCGCGCCGAGGTCTACTCGATCGGCCAGGACAAGGCGACCGCCAACGTCCTGTTCAAGGATGCCTCCTCGATGTGCCGGGCCAATATCCCGGGCACGCCCGAGGATGAAACCGACACGCTGGAATCGCGGGGCGAGATCATCATCCGCGGCGAGCTCGACAACGCCTGGAAGATCGAACACCCGTCGACCGGATCGAAATTCCAGGCGCTCGCCAACACCGACGTGATCTCGGGCCCGCGGCCGATCGCCGTGCTCGCCGACGAGATCCACGAGTTCAAGAGCGGGCACTCGATCGAGACCTGGAAGCGCGCGATCGCCAAGATGCCGGGCGATGCGCTGATGCTTCTCGGCACCAACACGCCGGCGACGACGCAGATCGTCGGCACCGAGTATTCCGAATTCTACCAGCGCGTCGTCAGGGGCGAGATCCAGGACGATGAGGCCTTCGCCTTCATCGCGCGCGTCGACAAAAAGGACCGCGAGACCGTTTTCGAGAACGAGGCTTGCTGGATCAAGGCGCTGCCGGCGCTCGGCATCACGTTCCCGATCGAGAACATCCGCGGCGAGGTCAAGACCGCGCGATCGCTGACGTCGACGGCGATGTCAGTCAAGCGGCTGTATTTCGGGATCCCGCTCGGCTCGGTGGGTTTCTGGATCGCGGAAGAAGCCTGGGCGGCCGCCCAGGGTCCGCTCGATCTGCCGGCGCTGAAGGCGTGCAAATGCTGGTTGTCGCTGGATCTGTCGAAAAAGAACGATCTGACGGCGCTGACCGCCATCTGGATCGACGCCGATGGCCACCTTTGGGCCAAGACCTGGTACTGGACCGCGAAAGACGGGCTTGCCGATCGCGCCAAGGCCGCCAACGCGCCCTACGAAAAATGGGTTAGCGACGAGATCCTCACCGCTGTCGACGGCCCGGTGATCGATTACACCTACGTCGCCGCCCGCGTGAAGGACCTGGTCGAGCAATACGACGTTCAATTCCTCGCCTTCGACCCCGCCAAGATCGGCGACTTCATGGCGGCCTGCGACGCGATCGGTTTCGCGACCTGGCTCTGGGAAGGCCCCGACACGCCCGCCGGCGCCGGCCTGATGATGGCCTCGCACGGCCAGGGCAACCGGGTCCTGTTCTACAAGGAGCTGGATGCGGACAAAAAGCCGATCGAGCGGCTCTGCATGCCGCGCTCGATCGAGCGGCTAGAGGACCGCATCCTCAACGCCGGCATCACGATCGAGGACTCGCCGGTGACGTACTTCTGCGCCGGCAACGTTTTCGTGCTCGCCGACGGACAGAACAACCGCTGCTTCGACAAGAAGCGATCGCGCGGCCCGATCGACGGCCTGGTGACGATCGCGATGAGCGTCGGCGCCGCGACCTTCAACATGAAGAAGCCTGCGAAGTCTTTCTGGCAGCGCTGATGGGATGATCGCAGCATGAGCTTCTGGTCGCGCATCGGCGCAGCATGGCGCGAGCTCAAGAGCTCTACCAGTCTAGACGGGACGCTGGCGCTGTTCCGCGAGATCTACGGCGGCAGATCCTCAAAGGCCGGGCCACCGGTGTCGGTCGACACCGCGCTGCAGGTCGCCACCTTTTTTGCCTGCGTACGCGTCAAGGCCGAGGACATCGCCGGCTCACCTTGCGATCTGTTCCGCGATCGTGAGGACGGCAAGGGCAAGGACATCGCGAAAGACCACGAGCTGTATCCGCTTTTGACGGTGCAGCCGAATGAACTGCAAACCACCTTCGAATTCTTCGAGACGATGATCTTCCATCTCTCGGTATGCTTCAATTTCTACGCGTTCAAAAGCACGGTGCGCGGCAAGCTGGACGAATTGATCCAGATCGAGCCGCATCGTGTCACGCCGCGGCAGAACTCGGATCTGACCGTCACCTATGCCGTGCGCGGCACCGACGGCCAGAGCAAGGACTATCCACAGGAGCTGATCTGGCACATCCGTGGCCCTTCCTGGAATTCCTGGGCTGGCATGGATTTCCTGAAGATCGCGCGCGAGGCGCTCGGCCTGACGATGGCGATCGAGGCCGACCAGGCGCACCTCTACAGGAACGGCATGCGCACTTCCGGCACCTATTCGGTCGAGGGCGCACTGACACCTGACGGTTACGCCGACCTGCGGAAATACATCAAGGATTACCAGGCGGAAGAAGCCGGCGGCCCGCTGATCCTCGATCGCGCCGCCAAATACATCAGCGAGACGATGAAGGGCGTCGACGCCCAGACGCTCGAGCAGCGCAAGGTTCAGATCGAGGAAATCTGCCGCCTGGTGCGCGTGATGCCGATCATGATCGGTCATGCCGGTAATCAGTCGCCGACCTTTGCTTCCGCCGAGCAGTTTCTGATCGCCCACCGCGTTTACTCGTTGCTGCCTGTGTGCCGTCGCATCGAAACCTCGATCAACAAGAACCTGATCGGCAAGGAGCAGGTCCTCGCCGGCGTCAAGGCCAAGTTCAATCTTGATGCCCTGGTCCGCGGATCCTTCAAGGAACGCATGGATGGGTTCTCCGCGATGCTCGGCGCCGGCGGAACAACGCCCTGGGCCGAGGTCAACGAAGTCCGCGAGCTCGCCGACATGAACCCTGTCGATTGGGGCAACGGCAAGCCGGTATCGGCGATGACGCCTGCAGCGCCACCAGTTGCCACTAAAAAGGAACCGGTTTGATGAGCCACCAGTTCGAAAACGCCGTTGCGCCGTTCGAGTTCAAGTTCACCGACACCAATGGTCAGCCGGCGGGATCGTTCGAGGGTTATGCCGCAGCGTTCAACAACATCGATGACGGTGGCGACCGAATTTTGCCGGGTGCTTTTGTGGATACATTGGCGCAAGCCAAGGCCACCAATCGCATGCCCAAAATGCTGCTCAATCACGGCGGCCTGATGCGGCTCACTGGCCCCGCGCCGGACGACCTGCTGCCGATCGGCAAATGGTCGGCGATGGCGGAAGATACCCGCGGCCTCGAATCTAAAGGCCGCCTGATCAATCTCGACACCGAATCAGGCAAGCGCATCTATGGCGCGATGAAGGAAGGCGAGCTCGACAGTCTTTCCATGGGATACAAGGCGGTCAAGTTCGTGCGCGGGACGCGCGCCGGCGAGCCGAAGCGAACACTCAGCGCGGTGAAGCTCTTCGAAGTTTCGCCGGTCACATTTCCAATGAACAAGCTGGCCGCGATCACAGGCGTCAAGGGCGCCGGGTCGATCGCGACCATTCGCGAATTCGAGGACTTCCTGCGGGATGTAGGCGGTTACTCGGCGGTCCAGGCGAAGCTGATCGCTTCGTCTGGTTTTAAGTCTATCGAGGCCACGCGGGACGCTGGCGATGGGCAGGATCTGGAGGGCTCGATCGAGCGCCTCCTTGGCACCCTCACAGGAAAGTAAAACATCATGAAGCGCTACGGTTATTTCGCCGTCGGCTTGCTGGCGATCACTGCGATCGCGGCCGTCGCCGTGCTCGGTTTCGACGTCAGCCATCTCGCTCACTCGAACCATCTGATCCACACCGCCGAGTTTGGCGCGTTGCTCGGCGCCGACGCGCCGAAAGAGCTCAAGGCCGTCTTCGACCGCATCGGTGAAGCGTTCAAGACCTTCAAGGATACCCATGACGAAGAGCTGAAGGGCATCAAGAAGGGCTTCGCCGACGTCGTCACCGCCGACAAGCTCGCCAAGGTCCAGGAGGCCCTCGACAAGGGCGTCGAGGCCAAGGCGGCGCTCGATGCCGCGGTCGCGGCCGAGAAAAAGCACGTCGACGAGATCGAGCGCAAGCTCAACAAGCTCGGCCTCAGCAACAACGAGGAAGGCAGGAACCAGCTCGAGCTGAAGACCTTCAACACCATGTTGCAGGGCGACGCCGCCGAGAAAAAGCGCGCGTTCAGCCCCTTGGATCAGGCCGGTTACGACGCCTACAAGGCGGCGTTCAACAGCATGCTCCGCAAGAACGACAAGCTGCTCACTCCGGAAGAGGCCAAGACGCTCTCGGTCGGCTCCGATCCGGATGGCGGCTACCTCGTTACGCCGGACACCACGGGCCAGATCGTCAAGAAGGTCTACGAGACCAGCCCCGTTCGCCAGTATGCGAACGTGGTCACAATCTCGACGGATGCTCTTGAGGGCGTCGAGGACCTCGGCGAGGCTGGTGCCGGCTATGCCGGCGAGCAGGCGCAGGGCTCCGACTCCACCACTCCGCAGATCGGGAAGTGGCGCATTCCGGTGTTCAATATGGACACCGAGCCCAAGGCCACTCAGAACCTGCTCGATGACGCTGCGGTCGATGTCGAGGCTTGGCTGGGCGGCAAGGTTGCGAACAAGCGTGCTCGTTTTGAGAACAACGAGTTCGTCACCGGCGCAGCGGCCAAAATCCGCGGCTTCGTTCTGGGATACCCCCCGCTCACCGACTCCGGTGCCGGCGTCGCCTGGGGCTCGATCGGCTATGTTGCAACTGGCGTATCGGCTGACTTCGCCGCGTCCGCCAAGGGTGACAAGCTCTATGACCTGATGGGAATGCTCAAGAACGACTATCTGCCCGGCGCCGCGTGGTTTGCCAAGCGCCTGACGATCACTGCCATCCGCAAATTCAAGGACGGCCAGAACAACTATCTCTGGCAGCCCTCGTTCATTGCGGGACAGCCCGAAACCATCATGGGCTACCCGGTCGCGCGCATGGAAGACATGCCGACGATGGCGGCTGACAGCTTCTCGCTTGCCTTCGCCAACCTCAAGGAAGCCTACACGATCGTTGATCGTCAGGGCATCCGCGTGCTTCGCGATCCCTACACCGCCAAGCCTTACGTCAAGTTCTACACCACCTGGCGCACGGGCGGCGGCGTCGTGAACTCCGAAGCCATCAAGCTGATGAAGTTCGGCACCTCCTGATCCCCTTGACCGGCGGCTAACCCCGCCGGTCCTCCTCCATTCCCGTTCATCAAAAGGACCGCATCGATGCGTGATCTTCATAATAACGTCAGCGTTGTGCAGGCGCTCAACTCTGCACTCACCACGGCCACGACCGACACGGCTGGAGCTGCCGTTGATCGGCGCGGCTTCGACTCTGTCGAACTGATTGCGCAGACCGGCGCAATCACCACCACCACGGCATCCATTGCGATGCGTGTGCAGGAAAGCGACACGTCAACCGCATCCGACTTTACGGATGCAGCGGCCGTCGACCTGGTCGGGACGAACGCCGAGTTCAGCTTCACCGCTGGCGCGACCTCGATCGCCAACGCCGTTCGCAAGATCGGCTATGTCGGCATCAAGCGATACGTCAAGGCCGTCCGGACCGCATCTGCCACCGCAACCGGCATCGTCGGCGCCGTGGCCGTGCTTGCTAAACCGCACAGCGTCGAATCGATCTGATGTTGCGCGTAGCCTTTTCGATTTCGTCTGATCGCGAGATCGAGGGGTTCTACTCAGTTGTCGGCAATGAAATCACCCTGACCGCAGGCGGAACCGTCATGAAACGAAAGCTTGCCGATGGCGAGGCAGCGGAAAAGGTCGCGTTGAACGAACTGATTGTTCGCCAACTCGACCGGGGCTGACGATGTCTCGGTCAAAAAAATCTCCTCTGCCCGCCAAGGGCAGGGGGGAAGTTACCGCTGCTGCGGCATGGTCTCCGATGCCCCGTCACACCGGACCCGTGCCGCACAGCGTCGCGATCGTTGCGATGGGCAAGTCGTTCTCTGCGTATGTGTTTAACGCCGCGCGCAAGGGCGACCGGCGCCTGTTGGCGGATGAGACCTGGGCCATTGTCGCGATGGCCGGCGTTATCCAGCACGATCGCCTGTTCCTGATGGACGATATCCCGAACATTCTCGGGCCAACCGTTCCGACTGACAAGTGCATGGCCGGGATGTGGGGCTGGCTCAAGGATCACCCTGGCCCGATCTATACGTCGAAGGCTTACCCGGAATATCCGGGATCCGTTGAGTTTCCGCTTGAGGACGTGGTCGAAACGGTCGGGATGCCCTACTTCTCGACGAGCGTTGCTTATGCGATCGGCTACGCCATCCATATCGGGGTCAAAGAACTCCAGTTTTATGGCTGCGACTTCACTTATCCCGATCGGCACATTGCGGAATCTGGCCGGGCCTGCTGCGAATTCCTGATCGCTATCGCGATGGGTCACGGCATCAAGATCGTGATCGCGGAAGATTCGACGCTGCTGGACACGTCGGACGTTAAGCGCCGTCTTTACGGCTATGTTGACCCGCCAAAAATCACGATCGACACGAAAGAATAGCGCGGATGAACCTGCTCGGTTCGGCCAATTACGATCCCGCCTCGGCGGTGTCGAAGGCGACCTCGTCGCTATTGGCGATGACGGCGGTCGACACCACCAATTTGCGGCTGGCGATCACCGTGCCGGCCCATGGCAAGGTGCTGTTTCGTCTTAAATGCGCGCTGACCGGCGCCACCACGCTACCGACCATCCTGCTCGGGGCGATGAACGGCGCGACCGTGCTCGGGCGGCTCACCCCGCAGATCTTCACCGGCACCCAGAACGCCGCGACCCAGAACACCTATGCGGAGGCCGAGTTCATCGCCACGGGGCTAACGCCTGGCGCAATGAACGTCGACGCGGCCTATGCGGTGCAGGTGGTGGTGGCTGCGACCAACATCAAATACGGCGGCCCCAATACCAACGGCGGCGCCAACGCCTGGGGCGGGTTTGTGTTCGAGGCGTGGGATCCGCAGCCGCTTCCGACCGCAGCGCCAGGCGCTGCCAACGGGCTGCAAATCTGCGGCTCGAATGCCGCGACAACCTACGCCACGCTGACGTCGACCGGCGCCTTCAGCGTCAACGGCGTCAACGCGGTGTCGCAGACCGGAGATAACTTCGCACGGTTAGGCGCTCCGGCAGGCGCGTCCGTCTCGGCCGACGTCGCCGCGGTCAAGACCGATTCTGCCGCGGTCAAGGTCCAGACGGACAAGATGGTATTCACTGTCGCCAACCAGCTCGATGTCAACGTGCTGGATTGGAAGAGCGCGACGGCGCCGGCAATGACCGGCGATGCCTACGCACGGCTCGGCGCGCCGGCGGGTGCTTCCGTATCGGCCGACGTCGCAGCGATCAAGGCGGTGTTGCCCGCTGCGCTGGTCTCCGGCCGGATCGATGCCAGTGTCGGCGCCATGGCGGCGAACGTGCTGACGGCCACGGCGATCAATGCTGACGCCATCACCGCGGCGAAGGTCGCGGACGGAACGATTGACGCGGCGACATTCGCCGCCGGCGCGATCAATGCGGCCGCTATCGCCGCCGACGCGATCACGGATGCAAAGGTCGCAAGCGACGTGACGATTGCCAGCGTGACGGGCGCGGTGGGCAGCGTCGCCGGTGCAGTCGGATCGATTGCAACGGGCGGCATTGCGGCTGCCAGCTTCGCTGCTGGCGCGATCAACGCCGGGGCAATCGCCGCCGACGCTATCGGAGCGTCCGAGCTCGCAACCGACGCGGTAGCGGAAATCTCCGCGGCGGTATGGGCAGCGGCAACACGCGAGCTGACTGCCGGCACGAACATCGTGCTCGCCAAGGGCACGGGAATCACGGGCTTCAACGATCTGAGCGCCGCCCAGGTCAACGCCGAGGCGGATACCGCGCTGTCCGACGTCGGATTGACGTCAACCATCACCGGCCGGATCGATGTCGCGACCTCAACGCGGCTGGCGACGGCGGGCTATACGGCGCCGCTCGATGCCGCCGGAACGCGGAGCGCGGTCGGCCTCGCCAGCGCCAACCTCGACACGCAACTTTTGGCAATCGCGGGTTATATCGATACCGAAGTCGGCGCGATCTATTCGCGCATCGGCGCGCCGGTCGGGGCCAGCATATCGGCGGATATCGCCGCGGTGCAGGCCAAGACGGTCAACCTTCCTTCCGATCCGGCCGACGCGTCCGACATATCAGGCGCATTTTCGGTGGTCGGCAGCGCGATCGCGTCGCTCAACAACCTGTCGCAGGCCGGCGTCCGGGCCGCGGTCGGCATGGCCTCCGCCAATCTCGACACTCAGATCGGATTGCTCGCAACTCAGGCCAGTGTCGATGACCTGCCAACCAATGCCGAGCTCGCCACGGCGCTCGCCGGCGCCGACGACCCCACGCTGGCCGCGATCGCCGCGCTCTCGATACCCAGCGCCGATGCCGTCGCCGACGAAGTCGCAACCCGCACCCTGTTCGCGAATGTCAAGCAGGTGAACGACACCCAGATCATCGGGGACGGGTCTGAAGCGAGCCGCTGGAGGCCCGCGTGAGTGCCTGGGGGTCGTCCTGGGGCGACAGCTGGGCCGAGACATGGGAAGCCGGCTCCGGCCTCGTCCCGTCGCTCGTGCTGACCGATATCAGGGCCTACGCCGCCATCGATGGCAGCGTCGACGCCCACGCTGCCTTGAACGGCGCAATCGCCGCCAGGACCGCTGTCACCGGAACGCCGATCGCCGACAGGTGGATAGAATGACGGTCTTTGTCGCCAACACCAACGTCCTAGAGCTGCTGGGCTTGAAGAACGCAATCGCGGGCACCTTCGTCAATGACGCCACCGTGTCAGTGACGGTCAAGAAGGCCGGTGTCGCCGTAACTGGGCAGACCTGGCCGACGACCATGGCTTACGTGGCCGCTTCCGATGGCAATTACCGCGCCATCATGAAGGATACGCTCGAGCTGCAGGCGGGCCGGGATCACACCGCGTTTATCGAGGTGAACGCCGGCACCGATCGCATCGGGCATTGGCAATTCAAGTTCAAGCCCGAGACGAGGGTGGACTGATGCACAGCACCCATCCCACGCACGGCACCCGCGCCCTGATCACGGCGCCGGCGGCCGAAGAGATGACCCTGGCCGACTGCAAGGCCGCGCTCGGGATCTCCGGTACCGCCAGCGATGCGATGCTCACCGCGGCGCTCGCGGCCGTCATCGGCCAGCTCGATCCGGCCTCCGGAGGCTGGCTCGGCCGCGCGCTTCGGCCGCAGACCTGGGAGCTACGGCTTCCGAGTTTTTGGGAGCACGATTGCCGGCATCATCGCTACCCTCACTTGGCGATCGCGCTGCCGTTTCCGCCGCTGATCTCGATCACCAGCGTCAAATATGACGACGTCGCCGGCGTCGAGCGGACGCTGGCGCTCAACACCGATTTTCGGATCCTCGGGGCCGGCACGCTCGGCAAGCAGGCGATCGCGCCGCTCTACAATGGCTGCTGGCCGACCGCGCGCTGCGATGCCGAATCGGTGCGGATCAGATTTCAATCGGGTTACGCGGACGACATACCGTCTTCCATCACGCAAGCGATCGCGCTCGGCACGCGCATGCTGATGTCGAACGGCGGCGCCAACCTCTACCTCACGCAGGACAAGGTCGAGGGAATGGGCGAGAAACGCTACATCGTCTCGACCGCTGCCAACGAGCTGGTCAAGACCGCGATGGAAAACCTGCTCTCGATCTACCGGGTCTACGGATGACGCCGGCCGAGGCCCTCGAGCAGCACCGCGCCTTCATCGGCGAGATCGGCGAGACCATCAACATCCGCCGCTTCACTGGCGGCAGCGGCTCGACCCGCACCAAAGCGGACACGCCGACCACCGCCCGTGTCATCAATCTGGGCCCGGCCTCGAGCGAGGGCACGGTCACCCAGTATCGCTACAAGATCATCGCCCTGGTCGACACGCTGTCGGCGATCCTGCCGGTGACGACCGCCGATCGCGTCGTCCTCGACGACGGCACGGTGCTCGATATCAAGGATCCCGGCGACCGCAAGCGGCGCCTGGCCGGGGTGCTGATCGCGCTCGAGATGGAATGCGAGGGCTGACGTGTTCAGCGTCAGCGTCAAGCCGATCCGGCGCGACCTCGAGATCCTGATCGATCGCAGGCTGTCGCCGCGGGCGCGGAGCGAGGCGTTCGCAAAGTTCGCGCGGGCGAGGCTCGCGGAAGGCAAGGCGATCAACGAGCGCGTGCTCAAACGCGTGCCGCCCTACAAGACCTTCGTCGACGGCGTCGAAGGCGCGACCGAACAGCGGGTGAAGCCGGATAACGGCCGCATCGTCTACGTCTTCGAGCTGCAATCCGATGTGCTGCCGCAGATCCTGCTGCTGCTGCAGAAATATTCGCCGGTCCGCCACGGCCTTTACGCCAAGTCCCACGAGCTGTTCGCCGACGGCGTCCAGGTCGCCAATCCGAACAATCCGCCGCCGGCCAGGGAATACGTGTTCATGAACATGACCGCCTATAGCCGCAAGATCGAGGGCACCGAGCATTCCGGCGGCAAGCGCCCGCCGCAGTCCAGCCAGGCTCCATCCGGCGTCTACAACGTGGTCGCCGCCGAAATGGACGGCCGCTACCACAACGTCGCGCGCATCCGCTTTTCCTATCGGACCGCGATCGGCGGCTCGATCCTGGGTGGCAGCGCCGGCAACGCCTCGCAGACCCGCAATCCCTGCATCGTCGTGAGTTTTCGCTAATGGCCTCGGGACAAGTTTACCAGGCGATCCGCGATCATCTCGACGATGCGGGATTGACGCCGCCGATCGCCTACGAAAACGAGGACGAGGACGCGTCCGGCAACGCGCTGCCGCCCAATCCGCCCAAGATCTACATCCGCGTCGACATGACGGGAACGGCCTACGCCATGCAGTCGATCGGCGCCGATCCGGTCGAGGAAAACCGCTGGGACGAAGAGGGCATCCTGTTTTTGAGTGTTGAGGTGCCAAAGGGCGAGGGCGCCCTCGAGGGCCGCACGCTCGCCAAGCAACTGCTCGACCTGTTCCGCGGCCAGCTACTCCTGTCCGATACCCTTGAGTTCGGCGATGGCGGGATCGGCGAGGGCCACCCGTCGCCGATCCACGGCGCCTGGTGGCGGATCCCGGCCTGGGTCCGCTGGACCCTGGTCGATGCGCCGATCGACGGGCTCGAATAGGGCCGGACTTTCTCTCTCTCAAACCCCGGAGACGTCACATGAGCACTTCCGAAATCACTGCGCCTGCCGAAAAGCCTGCGATCGCGGCCGCGCCGGCGCCAAAGACCTTCAAGGTCGGCAAGCCGTTCAACACCCACAACCGCCGCTTCAAGCCCGACGATCCCGTGACATCAGGCGATCTCACCGGCTCCGCGCTCGATTTCGATCACCTCAAGAAGCGCGGCTTCATCGTCGCCGGCTGATCGCCCGCGCGATCGGACCTCGATTTTCCTAATCCCGTTCACCATGGAGAAATGAAATGACCAAAGCCAATCGGGTGAGGATCACCGCGGTCCGCGAAGTCACCCCCGGCACCACGCCGACCACGCCGCGCATGCGCAGGCTGCGCTGGACCGGCGAAGGCCTCGCGCTGTTCACGCCGACCTTCATCAAGAGCGACGAAATCCGCGACGATCGCATGAACAGCGATCCGACCCAGATCTTCCACGACGTCAACGGCTCGATCAACATCGACGTCTCCTATCCGGTCGATCTGACGCCGGAATCGGAGATGCTGCAGTCGCTGCTGCTGAATTCCTGGACCAACACGCCGAGCCGCGACAATGACGGCACCGCCGATTCCGTGATCACCGCGGTCGCGACCACCAACGAGGTGCTGACCTGCACCACGGGTGCCGCGTTCGTCGCGGGACATCTCGCGAAATTCTCCGGCTTCGGCGTAGTCCTCAACAACGGCGTGTTCAAGTGCACCTTGGGTTCGGCAACCGTGCCGCGCTTTATTGGCGCCGGCCTCACCGACGAAGCGGTGCCGCCGGCGGCCGCGCGCGTCAAGGTCGTCGGCTTCCAGGGCGCCGCGGCTGACATCACGGCCACGGCGAGCGGGCTCGGCTCGACCTTGCTCGATTTTACCACGCTGGGCCTCGTGGTCGGACAGACGCTGAAGATCGGCGGCTCGGCGGCCGGCGACAGGTTCGCTACCGCAGCGCTCAACAAATACGTCACGGTTTCGGCGATCGCCGCCAACGCGCTGACGCTGGCCAACCTGCCGACCGGGTGGACGACCGACGCCGGTACCGGCAAGACCATCAAGGTCTGGTTCGGCGACACCATGAAGAACGGCACGGTGCAGGCCGCGATCACCCTCGAGAAGGGCTTCATGGGTCAGGCCGTGCCGAATTACCATGTCGGTACCGGTGTGACGATCAACACCCGCACCGAGACGCTGGCTTCAAAATCCGATGTCAAGGCCGTCTACAACATCATGGGCATGGGGGGCTCGCACTCGACGACCTCGCTCGATGATTCCCCGGACGCGGCCACCACGGCACAGGTGTTTGCCTCCAACATCAACGTCGGCCGGATATCGGAAGGCGGCTCGCCGATCGCCAGCCCGAATTTCTGCAAATCGCTGGAATGGACGGTCAACAACAACTTCCAGGCCATCGAGGATATCACGATCGACAGCCCGGCCGGCAACGATGACGGCTCCTGCGATGTCACGGTGAAGTACGAGACCTATTACGGCGACGGCAGCTATTACACCAAGTTCAAGAACGGCACGCCGACCGCGATCCATACCGCGCTGTACAAGAACAACCAGGCGATCACGCGGTTCTTCCCGCGCATCACCTACATCAGCGGCAACCCGGTGGCCTCGGGGAAAAATACCCAGGTCATGTTGCCGCTCGAGGGCGAGGCCTCGTTCGACACACTGACCAACGCCCACGTCATCATCGACCGCCTCGAATACCTGGAAATCTAAAACCTTTTCCCGCGCTCCGACGCGCGGGAAGACGCTCGCCGCAAGGCGAGATTGTGCGCGCAATCGGCGGGCGGCGTGGTCGGACACGCTGCCCGTCATCCTCTTCCGACAAAGGATTTCTCCAATGAAGCTCAAACTGAGTTCGCTGAAAAACGAGCGCAAGCGCATCGAGGCGGGCGACTTCGAAACCTATCCGTTCTGGCAGACGCCCGACGGCAAAAAACCCATCCGCTTTAACGTCTCTGGCCTATCATCGCAGGCCTACAAGCGCGCCGCCGAGGATCTCGCCAAGGAGCTGGCGCTCAAATACAAGGGCGACCCGATTCCGGAAGAGATCATGCATGTGAAGAACGGCGAACTGTTCGCCGAGCATATCCTGCATGAATGGGACGGCCTGGACGAAGCCTATTCGCCGGAACTGGCCCTGAAGCTGCTCACCGACCGCGATTACGAGGCCCTCAACGAGGCCGTGGTGTGGTGCGCGCGCAAGCGTGACAGCGTCACCGTCGAGTTTGTCGCGGACACGGAAAAAAACTTAGAAACGCCCTCCGTTACCAGCTGACGCGGCAGGGCGTCGACGAGTGGCTGGAGGAGCTCGCCGCCGAAGAGCCGGACGCCGCGGTCCTCCTCGAGGGCCGCGAGCCGGCCGAGGGCAATGGCGAGATCCCGGCCTGGTGTTCGTTCTACTGGCGCGCGTTCGGCGAGCTGACGCTCGACCGCGCTTACGTCAGCGAGACCCAGCTGCTGCCCTCGGTGCCGGGCGCGCCGCCGATGATGGTGATCACCAACCGGCCTCTGGCGCTGCCCTGGCGCCTTCTGCGGGCCTACGCCCGCGACCAGCGGCTGTCGGCCGATGATTTCCAACTGTTCCTGCGGTTCGTGCGTGCGCTCGACGACGAGTATCTGACCATCCTCGCCGAGCGGCGGGCAGGCGGGTCCGGAGGCAACGAAGAAGAAAATGACTGACGAGACCGTCCAGAGCATTATCGACATCAAGGGCAAGACCTCGGGTGTCGACGAGGCCGCCGCGTCGACGAGGAAGCTCGGCGACGCGATCGAGGGCGTTTCCGTCCAGTCGGACAAGACGTCACGGTCGACGCTCAGCGTCGAGCGGTCGTTCGAATCGCTGCAGAAGCGGGTCGACGTCACCCATCGCGCGATCGAGCAGCAAAAAACATCACTGAAGACGCTCGATGACGCCAAGGGCCAGGGCCTCGTCACCGACGCCCGCTATGCCGAGCTGCAGGGCCTGATCGCGCGCCGCTACAACGAGACCGTCAGCGCCGCCGGCAACGTCTCCAAGGCGACCGCCGGCTTCACCCAGACCGCGGGCCTGGCCCGGCACGAGCTGATCAACCTGTCGCGCCAGGCGCAGGACGTCGCGGTCAGTCTCGGATCCGGACAATCCTTCGGCACCGTGCTGCTGCAGCAGGGCACCCAGATCGGCGATGTGTTCGCCTCGAGCGGCGGCACGGTCAAGGGCTTCTTCAACCAGGTGCTCGAGGGCGCCTCGAAAATTATCACGCCTACCCGCCTGGTTGCGGGTGGCATCGCCGCGATCGGCCTGGAAGCGGCCTATGCCGGCTACAGCTGGGGCGAGGCGCGCCGCGAGATCGACAAGGCCCTGATCGGCATCGGCCGCACCTCGGGCGTGACGGCCGAGGACGTCAACCGGGTATCGGCGCAGGCAGCGCAGGCGACCAGCACCTCGTTTGCGGACGCCCAGGCCGGCGCCGCCCAGCTCTTGAAAACCGGCGCCGTCTACAAGGAGACTTTTGGCGAACTCAACCTTATCACCGACAAGTTCGCGCTTGCCACCGGCACCACGACCGTCGAGGCGGCCAAGAAGCTCGGAGATGCCTTTGCGGATCCGGTCAAGGGCGCCGAGACGCTCAACAAGGAATACGGATTTCTCACCGCCTCGACGCTGGCGCAGATCCGGACCTATGTGCAGCTCGGCGACGCGCAAAACGCCCAGCTGACGCTGATCCGGGCGTTCGAGCCGACGCTCGACAAGCTCAACGAAAAGACCGGCTTCCTGACGACGTCCTGGCGCGCGTTGTGGAACACCGGATCGAACATCACCAGTATGCTTGGCAGCGGGCTGGCGGGCGGCGGCAGCGATCAGGAGCAGCTCGCCAATCTGAAATCGCAAAGGCAGGATCTGGAAAGCCGCGGCACGCCGGCCGCGGGCGCGCGCGGCACCATCGATCTGCCCGATCCGGCCGCCCTCGACGCGGTCAACCAAAAGATTGCCGAGCTCGAGGCCAACATCAAGAAGGCCGCCGCCGCCACGGCCTCGGCGCAACTCGACAAGCTCGGCCTGCAGGTCGACGCCATCACCCGCGCGGCGCAGCCCGCGATCGGCCAGCTTGAGGCGCTGGAGGCAGCCTACAGCAAGCTGGCGGAAGCGAAGGAGCGCGGGGCGTCCGATCCGGAGAGCGATCGCGCGGCCCGCGCCATCCAGGTGCAGAGCGCGGCGCTGGTCGGCGCGTCAGCGGAGGCCGATCAGTACGCCAAGCACGTCAGCGCGATCGGCATTGCCTATGGCGACGTCAGCACCAGGGCGGCGCTGGCGCTGCACAGCATGGAGAACCAGCTGCCGGTTGCGCAGGCGGTTGGCGGCGAGGCCAAGCGGCTCGCGCAATACCAGGCCGCGGTCAACACCGAGTATGAGAAATCCGGCAACCTGCAGGAGGCGATCAAGCTCGCCACCGGACAATACCAGCTGTCGCAGGCGGCAGCGCTCGCCACCTCGCAGGAATCAACCAGGGCGCTCAACGACCAGAACGAGCTCGCCAAGACGCGGACCAAAGAGGAAGAGAAGCTGGTTGCCGCGCGCCAGGCCTACAACAACACGCTGCGGGAGACCGGCAGCGCCGCGGCGGCCGAGGCTGCCGCGATGGCGGTCACCAACCGCTACAACACCGAGGCCGAGCAGAACGCGCGCAAGCGCGCCGCGGCCTATCGCTCCGCGGCCGATGCCGCCGAGCGCGAGGCGGTTTCATTGCAGAGGGCCGCGCAGGCCTCCGCCAACGCATGGCAAGAAACGGAGAATGCCAGGACCGCTGCGCTCGGCGGCCAGACCCAGGCTGCATTTGGCAGCCAAGGCTCGCCCGGCAATAACCCGTTTGGCACCAGCGGCCCGGTCGGCAGCACCTCGCCTGGAACGAGCGCGGCGGGCTATACGTCAACGTCGGATGCTGGTGCGGCGATCGCCGCCTCCTGGAATTGGGCGAAAAATACCTATGTAGCCCCGCCGCTAAGTCTATCGCAACGCGCCGACGCGCTTTTGCAAGGTCAGGGCCTCGACGCTGCAATCAAAACCCTGCAAGCGACAGGACCACAAGCCGCACAGCCTGGAAGGGTTCTCGACGCAACGTTCGGTCGTCCTTATTCCTCGTATGGACTGCCCGATATCGTATCCGCAGCGCCTACCCCGGCGATCTCGCAATCCGAAATATTGAATCAGGTGAGGCAACTCTACGAGCTAAAGAACGCGCAGACCGACGACAAGAGCGTGCAGGCATCGAACCTGCAACAGGAGCTGGATTGGCTGCGCACGCAGCCGCAGAACCTCGAAACCCTAAAGGCCACGCTCGAGCTTGAGGCGTCGATCAAGGCGCTGACCAGCGCGACCGTTGACTCCGCGGAAGCCATCACCACGCTGCCGGACGTGCTGTCGTCGCTCTACAAGAGCGGCCAGGTCAAGGGATTCGGGTTTGCCGACGGCGGCATCATGACGCCGTTCGGGCCGGGGGCGCTGCGGCACTACGACACCGGCGGCGTCGTCAAGTCGCCGCAGGTGTTCATGGCCGGCGAGAATTACAAGCCGGAGGCTATCATCCCGCTGAAGAACGGCGCGGTGCCGGTGCAGTTCGGGGGCAGCATCCCGATCACGGTCAAGGTCGTCAGCGACAATTCCGGCAATGGCGGCGCCAGGACCATTCAATTCAATGTGCAGGGACCTATGGTCGGCATCATCAATCAGGGCGGCGGCGAAAGCCTGCCCGGCGCCGCGGGTCAGCTGGCGGCCGACTTGATGGGCGCGATCGACGGGATGGCCCGGCGATGACCATCACCGTTGTTGTCGACGCCGCCATCCTGCCGGAGGCCGTGCAGCGCGGCGCCCAGACCATCCTCGACGATCCGCTGGCGCCGTCGCCTGGCTGGTCGGGGATCGATCAGCGCGTCCGCAAGAACACCAGGCGGCCGCGCACCTTCCAGATCGGCTACGGGATCCGCGACAGGGCCGATCGGCAGAAGATCTACGATCTCTACATGACCAACGGGCAGCTGGTCGGTTTCCTGTTCCGCGATCCGGCCGACTATACCCTGGTCAACCAGACGCCGGTCGGAACGGTCAACGGCACCAACCGCAGTTTTTTCGCGCAGAAGACCTACACCAACGACGCCGCGCGCACTTATACGCGCCGCATCACGCGCCTGGTTGCCGCTACCGTCTCGGTCACGGTCGGCGGCTCGCCGACGGCGTTCTTCACGCTGGGGCCGCTCGGCGAGATCCTGTTCGACGTCGGCCACGCGCCGGCTGGCGCCGTGTTGATATCAGCGAACTATCTGCTGGCCGTTCACTACGCCGGCAAGCTCGCGTTTCGCTACGACACGCTGATGAAGGTCAGCGTGCCGACCGCGATGCTCGAGGAATTGTTCGAGGTCTGATGCCGAAAACCCTAACCTTCGATCCCGGCCGGACCGACCTGCAGCCGGCGCGGCTGTATCAATTCCAGTGCCGCGACGGCACCACCACGCGTCTTACCGACGCCGATCATGACGTCGTGATCGATCCGTCGGGCACGCCTGTCACGTATGTCCACCTGGATGGCGTCAGCTTCAGCGAGTTGAATTTCTCCGACGATGCGCGATCGAACCTCGCCGAGGTATCGCCGCCGCTGGTCGCGGGCGGCCTGTTCGATCCGACCGATGTGGTGGTGCGAAAGAAATTCCGCTCGGCCGTGGTCGGCGTGCGACTGTGCGACCTCTCCGACGTCTCGGCCTCGGGCTGGGTGTTCGGCGGCATCATCGCCGACCAGACCCTGTCGGAGGATGGTCAAACCATCAAGTTCGAGATCAGGTCCGATCTCGCGCTCGCAAAAACCCTGCTGGTCGAAACCTTCGGCGCGCTGTGCCGGGCCAAGCACGGCGACTATGTCAACCCGAGCAATCCCGGCCGCTGCAAGCTGCCGGTGAAGCCCGACGACATCATCCGAAGCCACATCTATGCGGTCGGCGATTATGTCCGGGTCCGCAGCGGCGTCGCCGGAAACCCGCTGGACTATGCCAACCGCCGCTATCGCTGCACCGTCGCCGGCGAAACCGATGCGGTGCAGCCGGACTATGCGACGTCGGGCACGGTGGTCGGGAATTCGACCATAGACGGCGCAGCGGAATTCATCGCCGAGGAAGCCTGGCTGCGAACGGTGACGGTCGCCTCGATCCCTGGGCCGTACACCTTCACCATTTCCGATCCGGCTGATGCGCGCGCGGTCGATGGCTATTTCGCGCTCGGCTGGATCGCGATCAACGGCCTTTACCGGATCGGCTACGACGTGCGGGCCTACACCGCCGCGACGCGAACCGTGAAGACCTGGCCGCAGATCGACGAGCTGCTGCAGGTCGGCGACATCATCGATATCGCGCCCGGCTGCGATCGTCGCCGCGTCGCGACCTGTGCCGGCGTGTTTGACAACGTCGTCAACAATCGCAGTGAGGACTGACGATGAGTTGGCAGGGCTTTCTAGAAGGGCAGGACGGGGTCGCCTTCCAAAATGATCCGCGGATCGCTGCGGGCTACATTATGGACGGAGGGGGCGTTGTCACGCCGCAATGGCTTGAGGCCAATGCTCATGCTCCTAATGATTACCGTGTATATGCCCCTGCCGCGCCTGCCACCGTTCTCAACGCCAACCGCACGCCGGCGCCGCAGCCGCGGCAGTCGACGCTGTCAACGGCGGACGTGCTCTATGGCAATGTCATTCCGATATCGGGCGGCAAGCGGCTGGTGCGCGGCCGCGCGCTCGGGTGGTCGGCGCCGCGCACCATCACGGTGCCGAGCCTGGTCAGCGCCACCGACGGCTCGGTCAATTCCGGCCAGCTGATCTCGACCGGCACGGCGGCGGGCTCGACCGCGACCGTGATGGACATCTGGGTGTCGTTCGGCGCGCCGCTGCGCGCTGCCGGCAAGCGCAGCATCCTGAAGATCAAGGCCGGCGTCGGCACCGCCTCGACCGTCATCTACGACATGACGTCGTCGCCGCCGGTCAACGCGCTCGGCCTGGATTTCGTTTTCTATCCCGGCAGCGAAACCCAGCTGCCGGATCCGACGGTCGAGGCCATCAAGGGCGCCGGACTGACGCAAGCCTACCGCGGCCAGATGTATGCGGTGTTCCGGAATTTCCCGATCGACCTGTTCGTCGAGAACGGCACCCCGGTCGCGCCGCTGTTCGCCGCGCTGATCGCCGACGCCAGTTTCGACACCGTCGTCACCGAGAGTTTTGCCATCACCACAGGGTCGTCGGTGCGCACGCAGGCGGTGATCGACTGGACCAGCTCGGTTGTCTATTGGAGCGGGCGCGAGACCTCTTACCGCATCATCGCCTCCGATCTCTGGAATAACCACGACGAGCGGTTTGACGTCCCGGTCGTCTATCTGACGACCGTGTTCGAGTTTCTCAACGAGCAGATGATGTTCGTCGACGGGCTGCAGCTGTTGCTCGCGGTCGCCGACGGCGCCGGCGTCGATCCGACTTTCGTGCTGGTGCACCCCGAGACCGGCCGCATCGTCTGCGAAGCGGCCAGCGCGATCACCATCATCGCCGGCGGCGATTCCGTGCTCGGTCCCTTCACATGGTCGGTCGACACCTCGGGCGCCGTGCCGGTCTATTTGTTCGCGGTGATGACGGCCTCGCAGGGCAAGCTGCAGGTGTTCCGCTACGACACCTCGCTCAACACCATCATCGAGGTGGGGCAGACCGGCAGCTATCTCGGCGCCCGTGCCGTCGCATCAACCTTCACGGTCACCTCGATCGTGCGCGGCGCTTCGGAGAGCGGCCGCTGCGTTTTCTACATCTCGAGCTCGGCCAACCTGCACAAGGTAGTGGTCGACATCGACAATCTGACCACGCCGTTCACCTTCACCTCGCTGTTTGTGCCGGCGTCGCCGATCAACCTGTTGCATTACCTGCCGCAGGAGGACGCCATCGTGGTGTTCGAGAGCTCGGGCCTCGCGGTCAAGCTTCGATGTTCCGACGCTGCGGTGTTCTGGGACACCACGCCGGGCTTTACCGTGCCGAACGCGCTGGTCAGCGCCTCGATCGTCTCGACCGAGGGCTGGCGGCGCTCGCGGCCGTTTTTCGGGTTTGTCAAGTTCGGCGCGTCGTCCGGCTTCTGGCTGCTGGATCTGTCCGACGGCACCGCCGACTTTGTTGCGCACACCTTGGGCTCGACGGCGCAGCTGACGTTCGACAGCGAAACCCGGACGTTCATCCTGTCCGATAACGCCGGCGACCCGGCGGTCTACAACATCGGCGGCAGCGGCAGCGCGTCCTACCTGTTCTCCGAGCTGGCCTTGGGCCTGGCCGAGGCGGCCGGCTATGCCGACGGCCAGGTGACGATCGACGGCGTCGACGATGAATTCGAGGGCGTCATCATCGACTCCGACACGCCGTATCTGGATTTTCTACGCGGCCACGCCGAGCTCGTAAATTACGAGGTGGTCGAGGCCGAGACTATCCGGGTGTTCCGGATCCCGGACAATCCGACCGTCGATGTCACCATTACGCCGGAGATGTGCGTCGACACCGGAAGCGGCGGCCCGATCACGGTGCGCGACGAGCAGGAGACCTCGTTCGCTTCGATCCTGGAAATCAAGTATCGCGATCCCGTGGTCGACTATACGCCGACCTCGCAAACCGTGCAGCGCCCGCTCAGTCCGGTGCCGACCACGGCATCGAACCGCAAGGATGTCATCGAGACGCCGCTGATCATGTCGGCGGACCAGGCGGTGACGCTGGGCACTCCCGTGATTTACCGACGCGCGGCCGGCGCCACCAAGTTGAGTCTGGTCGGCCAGCCGGTGTTGGCGGCGACATCGCCCGGCGATATTGCGCTTATTCAATCCGGCACCAATTCCTACACCGCAAAAATCCGGCAGGCGCGGCTGGCCGGTTCGCTGCAGAACCAGATCGTCGCGCAAGAGATCCTGACCGAGTCGGGCTTCTCCAGGGTCGGCAGCGCCGGCACGGTCGGACCGTTCACGGTGACCGCGCCGGATCCGGCCTCGAACGCCATCCTGCTCGACGGCCCGCTGCTCGGCTACCGCGACGATCTCGCCGGCCTCGGGCTTGCGTTCAGCTGGGTCGCGACCTCGCGGGGCCAGGAGGGCTGGCGCGGCGCGCAGTTCTTCTATTCGTTCGACAACGTCAATTTCGCAGCGGCGAGCGGCACCGCGGTGACCGCGCAGACCGTGCATGTCGGCACCGTGCTCGCGGCGTTGCCGGATAATCCGATGCCTTATCTGACCGACTGGACCAACAGCTTTACCGTGGTGCCGACGTCGGGCGATTTCGACGACTTTGCTGATGTCACCTACAACCAGATGATGTCCGGCGCCACGCTCGCCTATATCGGCAAGCCCGGCCGCTGGGAGGTGATCGGCTGGCAGGATGTCACGGCGAATGCCGACGGCACCTACACCTTCTCAGGGCTGTTGCGCGGGCTCTACGGCACCGAGGTGTTTGCCGGCGAGCATCTGTCCGGCGACCTGTTCGTGCCGATCACCGGTCAGGACATCCGAAAAGGCGTGTTCGCGACCTCGACGCTCGACGATGCCCTGTATTACCGCGGCGTCGGCATCGGGCAGTCGATCCTGTCGGCGCTGCCGAATTCGGCCACCGTTTCCGGTAATGCCGAGCGGCCGCCGGCGCCGGCGCATCTCGACGCCGTGGTTTCGGGATCCGACATCAATCTCTCTTGCGTGCGGCGCTCGCGCTATGCCCAGCATCTGTCGGACTGGAACGTGATCGAGAGCGAGACCGCCGACGAGTGGTCGTTCGACATCATGGACGGCGCCGACGTGGTGCGGACGCTGTCCTCGACCACACCGGGCAAGACCTACCTGGCCGCCGACATCACCACCGATTTCGGGTCGATCCCGGCGTCCCTGACCTTTCGTGCCTATCGCGTCGGCCATGATCACGCGCTGTCGGTCGGCCGCGGTTTCCGCGCCGAGGCGACGGTCGCGCTTTCGTAAGATAACCGGAAAAATAAAATGCCGTTCATCACGTCGAACAACCTCGACCTGGTCCCGCTTGTCACCGGGCAGGCGAGCCCGGAGACGACCGCCAACGACAAGGGCGGCGAGCTCGACTCGTTTTTGACCGAAAGCCTGACGGTTTCGGTCACGGCCGGAAACGCCACGGTCACGGCCGCGAACTACCGGCGCTATCGCAAATATCGGATCACCGGCAACACGGTCGCCAGCCGCTCGGTCACGCTGCAGGCGATCAAGCGCCAGGTGCTGATCGATAATTCCGACGCCGCCAACACCCAGGCGATCGACATCAAGCTCGGCTCGACCACGCTGTCGCTGCCGATGGGCAAAAAGGGCTTTTACGAGACCGACGGCACCGCCAACGGGCTCGAGCTGATCATCTCCAATGACATCAGCGGGCTCGGCTATGCGCCGCTGGCGTCGCCGACGTTCACCGGCAATCCGGCCGCGCCGACGCCGTCGCCTGGCGACAACGACACGTCGATCGCGACCACGGCATTCGTCAAGGCCGCGATCGATGTTGTGCTCGGCGGCGTGTCGTCGGCGTTCGACACGCTGTCGGAAATCGAGACCGCGCTCGGAACAAAACTCGCGCTGTCCAACGTGGTTGGCAAGCAGACCATCTGGATTCCGGCCGCCGCGATGACGCCGCGCACCACCAACGGCGCCGCCGCCGGCACCGTCGAGGCCACCACCAACAAGAACATGATCAAGACGCTCGACTTCGATGCGACCACGCAGGAGTTCGCGCAGTTCGACGTGGCGATGCCGAAGTCCTGGAACAACGGCACCGTGACGTTCCAGCCGTTCTGGTCGCATGCCGCGACGACGACCAACTTCGGCGTGGTGTTTGGCCTCGACGCGGTCGCGGTGTCCGATGATGACACCTTCGATGTCGCCTTCGGCACCGCGCAGACCTCGACCGATACCGGCGGCACCACCGACGATCTCTATGCCGGCCCGGAATCCAGCGCCATCACCATTGCCGGCACGCCGGCGACCGGCGACCTGGTGCAGTTTCGCGTTCATCGCGATCCCGCCAACGGTTCCGACACCATGGCGGTCGATGCGCGGCTGCACGGCATAAAACTGTTCTTTACCACCAGCGCCGCGACGGACGCCTGATGCTGCGAGCCAATCATCTGATCGGTTTCGGCGCCGGCGGCTCGTCGATCGGTACGGCGTCGAGCTATCCGCTCAACGGGCTGTCGGGTGTCACCGCGGCCTGGTCTCCTTCGCGCAAGCTGCTCAGTGCCTGGGGCGGCAGCCTTTACACCCTGTCCGGCGGCGATATCGCAACCATCCTCGACCAGACCGGCAACTCGCGCGATTTCTCCGACAGCGCGGCGCTGACATTACCGGCGCTGTCGACCGCAGGAACCAACGGCCGCGCCTGCGCCGACTTCGACGGCGTCAACGACGTCCTGCAGGTCGACACCGTCGCGCTGTCGAATTTCATTTCCAACACGACCGGCTATATCCTGGCGACCGCGATCATCGACGCCATCACCACCAACGCCGCCAACATCGAAAGTAACGACTGCCTGTTTTCCGACAACGGCGGCAACTTTGGATTCCATTTCAAGAACGGCGGCGGCGCCACCTATACCGGCCACGGCTATAATTGGGATGGCAACCGCGACGTCACCACGCATGCGTCATTCCCGCTCGGCTCGCTCGTGGTGTGCGAGTGGTGGCATGAAAGCGGCACGGTCTGGAGCCGGATCAACAAGGGTACCAAGCAGTCGGCGGCATCGGGCAATTCGACGGTGACCAGCACGCTGCAATTGATGCGCGCCTCGGTGGCCTCCGTGCGCACCGACGGCAAGTTCTTTGAGATGTTCACCGCCAACGTCGTTCCGAGCGATCCGGTCAAGGACGCCCTGGTCGACGACTTCACGCTCTGGCCCGGCGCCTAGCGCGCCCAGGCTTTTCAATCCCCTCGAGGAAATCTGACATGAGACTGATCGAGAACGCCTGGCGCGAATTGCACCGCCTCTGGTCGATCCGCATTTCCTTGTTTTTCGGCGTGCTGACCGGCGTGGCGCTCGGGCTGTCGGCCTTCGTCGATGTTTTCAATCCGTACCTGTTCATGGGGATCAGCGTCGTGGTCAACGTCGCGCTGATCCCGCTTGCCCGATTGATGAAACAGAAGGAGCCGGACCCGGTGCGCCTGGAGGCTGAAGTATGACCGCGCGCCGGACTGCGATCACGCTCGCCAGCGCGACGGCGATTGCCGCCGCCGTGCCGGCGGTGAAGGCCTATGAAGGTCTTTGGCTGGTGGCGAAGGTGGACACGATCGGCACCGGACGGCCGGTCACGGCTTGCTACGGCGAGACCGAGAACGTCACACTGGGACAGCGCTTCACCGAGAAAGAATGCGCCGATCTGCTGGGCGTAAAACTCAAGCGATACGACGCCGAAATCGGCCGCTGCATTCACGTCGATCTGCCCGACCTGACCCGCGCTGCAATGGTGTCGTTTGCCTACAACGTCGGTTCGGCAGGCGCCTGCCGCTCGACTGTCATCCGAAAGATGAATGACGGCGATTTCGCCGGCGGGTGCGAAGCGCTGATGCAATGGACGCGCGCGCAGGGACGCGTCGTCAAGGGACTGGTCAACCGGCGCGCCAAGGAGCGAGCGCTCTGCCTGGCCGGGCTTGACGCCGCCAAACCGCCGATCGCCACGGCGGCTGTCGCGCCGAAGAAATCATGGTGGCAGAGATGATGGTGCTGTCATGGATCCTCGGCATCGTCGGCGTGCTGGGGGTCGGCGGCGCCATCGCCGCCTGCATCGCGGCGCCGGCGATCGCCATTCCGCTCCTGACCAAGGCGACTGATTTTCTGCTCCGCTGCAAGCCGTGCCTGGTCGCGCTGGCGATCGGCGCCGCCGCGCTCGGCGGCTGGTGGTACGGCCACCACGCGGCGACGGCTGAATGTCGTGAGGCCGAAATGGCGGCAGAGCTGGCAAACCGCGAAGCCGATCTCGAGGCGGCGAGCAAGGCGCGATCGGACGAAACGCAACGGGCCAACGCGATCGCCGCCAGGGCCAGGACGAGGGAAAAAGACGATGCAGATTTCATCGCGCACCTTAAAGGCCGCAAGGCTTGTCTGTTTGACGACGATGATGTTGGCGATGACGGCGTGCCAGACAACACATCCCGGGCCCGTCGCGCGCGACCTGCCGCCGGCGCCAGATAAGCTGACGACGGTTGCAGAAGTCCCGCATCTCGATAGCCAGTGTTATTTCCCGTGGCGCCGCATCCCCGGCTGCAAGGGCAAGGACGTTCGCGCCATGCTGCGGCTGACGGTCAGCGGGATGGAGCGGGATCGTGAACAGATCGGGGCGTTCGCGCCCTGGTACGAGGGCGTGCGGGAAAGCTATGGCGGCGGGAACTAATCATGGAAAACGAGCGCTTCGACATCGCCAAGGTGGTGGTGCTGTCCGGCTGGTCGCTGACCTTGCTGGCGTGCCTGACCGTGATCGGCGCAGCCGTCTATAGCCTCGCCGTTCACCGCTCGATCGATCCGGCGCTGGAGAAGTGGGCGACGCTCTGCTTCGGCTTCCTGTTCGGATCGATCTCGGCGCTGGTGAAGGACTTCATCAGCCCGCGCGCCGCCGGCGCCTAGAGGAAGGCAATTGTCATGAAACTCGCGGCGTCGCGGCCGACCACGCAGACCGAGCGGATCTACGCGCTCGAGGAAGCCCGCAAGGCCGACGGCGAGCGGCTGGACAAAATCGAAACCATGGTCGGCGAGATCCACGGCATCCTGGTCAAGGCCCGCGGCTTCAAGTGGGTGATGGACGGCTTCTTCAAATACTCCGGCCAGATCGCGATCGCCTGCGGCGCCATCTACGGCGGCTGGAGGTTCTTCACCGGCCACTAGCCGCATCATCACATATCAAATTTGGTATATCTTGCATCAGACGCCGTCGGCATTGCCGGCGGCGTTTTTGTTTGCGTCGGCGAGCTCGAGCTCGAGCTGCCGATCGGGGCTGAGATTTTTGATCTCGAGCAGCTCGACGTCGGCGCCTGAGTGCACGATCGCCTTGGTGATTCCGCGGCGCGCGCGGTCTTCCAGACAGCCAGCTATCCAGCCGCGGCGGCCGCGCAACGGACCGCGCAGCACGGTGACGGCGGTTTTCAGTGGAGCTTGACGGTGACCTGGCCGTAATACTGGCCAGAATAGGTCGCCTCGATCGTGACCAGGCCGTCCGCGAGCAGCTTCTCTTGCTTGGCCCTCTTCAGCGCCTTCCAGGCATCGACGATCAGCACCGGGAAATCGCCCTTGAACTTCGGCGGTGCCTCCGGCGAGACCGAGACGTAGCCGAGATCCACAAACGTCTCGCGGAACTTGCCCTCGGTACCAGCGATGGCCTTGAGCTCGGTCTTGATCGCTTCCATGCGGTCCAGCACCACTGCATGGTCGCTGCGCAGCTCGAGCAGCTCGCGGCACAGCTCGGCCCGGGTGGGAGCTTTTGGCTTTGCGGCGAAAGCGGGCATCGGAGGTCCTGGCGGCGCGGTTACGCGATACCTGAGACCGCGCGCGGGGCAAAATGTTCCATAATCACCTTAACGGGGGGTTTCAGGGCCTTGAGCCGGCTGGGCAATTGTTGCCCGGCCGACTTGGGTCACGAGAATGCCTCCTTGACCCGCAGCAGCGCCGGATGCTTCCGGTTCTTGACCTTGACCCAGTCGGGCGATTTGCCGGCGCGGTAGGGCCGGTCACGGCGCTTGGACACCATGCCCTCGAGGCCGAAGCTGCAGGCCGCGCGGAACAGGTCCGGCCCGATCTCGCCGCGCTCAAACTCGCTGACAAAAATGCCCTCCGGCCGCCGGGCCAAGAGCCGCGCCAGGTTGGTCTTGCGCAGGTGCAGCGGCAGCGGGCGCAGGTCCTCGCCATCGAGGGCGAGAATGTCGAAGGCGTAGAGCTGCACCTCGTCGTCATGCTGGCGCGAGTGCAGGGCGTTGAAATCGGAAATGCCGTCGACGCCGAGCAGCACCGCCTCGCCATCGATGACGAAGGAGGTCTGCCGGTTCCGCAGCGCGGCGTCCACGATCAGCGGGTAGCGATGGGTCCAGTCGTGGCCGTTGCGGGTGAACAGCCGCACGCGCTTGCCCTCGCGCTGGACGATCAGGCGGTAGCCGTCATGCTTGATTTCGTGGATCCAGTCAGGCCCGGCCGGAACCTGCTTTCCAGGCGTCGGGAGACACGGTTCGAACGCAACATTACGCATGCCGGTTTAGATAGGCGAGGGGCGCGAAATTGCGAATCGGTCAGTAACGCCTGGCGAAGCCGGGCGCGTCCGATTGCCGGTGCGGCCGGTAGGCGACGTCGCGGCTACCGCATTTCCCGCAGGGCATCTTCGCGCCGAGCTCGTCGATCGTCATCGCGCTCAACATCAGCTTCGGCCGTTCGTTGCGGATCAGCTTGAACGGATAGGCGACCCGGTTGCGGCATTTGGGATCCCGGCACTCGCACAGGATCGCCGTGTAGCCCTCGACCTCGAGCTGGCTGATGGTCTTTGTCATCAGGGCCTGTCGTGGTCGCCCGCGACCTCAACTCCGATAGTTGACAGCAGGAACACCAGCGCGAACCCCGAGCCTCCGATCAGCAAAGCCCAGCCGGTGCCGAGCGTCGCGTGAGTGGCGAAGCCGAAACATAATCCGGCGTATCCGGTAAACATGCAGAGCAGCCCGTAGCGCGTCATCTTCAATTTCCCTGTTCCGTCCTTCAGAACGGCATGGCCTCGAGCTGGCGCGCCGCCGGCGTATTCAACAGCCGCATCACGATCAGTTCAAGCGACGGGATCTGCTCGCGCGGGTGCAGGTTGGCGCGGTTCTCCGCAGGTAGCAGCCAGCGCAGGTTGGCGCGGCGGTTGTCGAGCGTCTGGCCGTTGCGATGGTCGCCCTGCAGGACGACGAGCTCGCCGGCCGGGCGCGGGTCGGCGCGGATCAGGATCTCGCGATGCATCCGCACCGTGTCGCGGGCGGTGCCGGTGTTGCGCTTGGCGTAGAGCTGCCAGCGCGCGCGGCCGCTCCACCACACGTTCCAGGCATTGTCGACCAGCCAGCCGTAATCGGCGGCGTCGACCAGGCACCACACCTCCTGGCGATAGGACAGCGGAATCGCGCGCCAGGGCGTGCCGGAAAGGTCGGGGAGCCAGTGCATCAGCCGAGCCACGCCTTCACGTCGTCGAAGTCGGCCCCCGAAACGCAGAGCGTGTCCGCGCCCTTCGGAATCGCGAAGACGTTGCCGAGCTGGGAGACGTCGTTGTAGCCGAGCACCTGGCGGCCGCGGCACCACATCACGCGTCCTGGCGGCACCGTGCCGGTCATCTGCAGCTCGAGCTCCTTGAGCCGGTAGCGATCGGTGACGCTGAGAGTGCCGGCCGGCTTCATCGGCGCATTTCTCGCGCGATCCACCCGCGCTCGAGGAAGTCTCGGAACGCCGACCTCGCATCCGAAAAATACCCGGCTTCGCGCGCCAGCTTGAAGACCTCATACTTCGCGGCAGCTGCGTTCGCCGCCTGCACCCGCATTTCGCAAAAGCCGTCGGCCCGCACCAGGTAGTACCGGACGTTGAGCGTGAGCTGCTGGCCTCGAGCCGTCATTGCGCCAGCCTTTGCCTGATGGTGCGCTCGTTGGCCTGCAGCCAGATCAGCGTGTCGCGCGCAGCCTCGAGCCGCGCCACCTGGAACGTGGCGATCGATTGCCGCATGGCGCCGCGATTGACCAGGCGCGGATAGACCAGCTTGCGCTGCATCAGCTCGTGGTCGATCTCGTCGATCTGCTCGGCCAGGGGGATCATCATGCACGCGCCCTCAGCGCGGCCGCGCGCGCCTCGTTGAGCTCGGCCATGGCGTCATCACTGCCGCCTTGGCGATCGGGATGCCGATCGTGCGCCAGGCGCCGGAAGTTGGTCTCGATGACGTCGCGGCTAGCGTCGGACCTGACCTGCAGGACGTCCCACCAGTTCTTGCCGGGCGAGGGCAGGGCTGCGAAGCCCGTGAAGGCGCGCTCGAGGATCTGCGCGCCGCCGTGGCGCTCGATCGCCCGCATGGCCTCCAGGGTGGCGGCGATCGCGGCCACGTTGTCGCGGACCCGGTAATAGGCGTCGATCGCGATGACGCGCATCGGGCCGCCTTTTTTCTGGAAATAGACCGCGACCCCGGGATCCGATGGCTCGCCCTGGTCGCCGCGGGGTAGGCCGGACAGGTTGAGCTTGAGGTTGGTCGAGACGATCGAATCGTCGGCGACATTGATGCCGAGGCGCTCGAGCTCGTATTTCACCCGCTTCATGGCGTCGGCCATGGTCAGGTCGGTTTTCGACCGCCACGATCCGGTGTTGGTGCTCACCGTCTCCTGCTTGCCGAACTGGCCGGACTTGCGGCCCCGCGACCGCGGCCAGCCCTCCGGCCATTGGAGGGGATAGGCGGTGACGCTCATGCGACCTTTTCCTGACGATTTTGAGGTGGAACTCGACGCTACCGACGCTTACGCAGGCACGGCTAAAGCCGTTCGACTCCGGTCCCCTCAGAGTCGAATCCCCGGGGGTTTGCAGCCGGTTTTTCCCCGGCCGGAGTCGAATCGGACGATGAAAAGGCTTGATGAACGCCGCCCTGTCACGGCGGAGGCCGCGGGTTCGAGTCCCGTCTCTCGCGCCATCATTTCAAACACTTAAGCACCTCCATCGCGCCAGATTCGACTCCGGCCATTCGAAAAATTCGACTCCGGTCACTTTTTCGGTCCCGTTGCGTTCACTGAGCCGCGCATCAACGTGCGGCCCCGCGCGCGGGCTTCGTCGGCGAGCCGCACCACCGCGGTGTGGTTCGGCTTGTAGGTCGCCTGCAGCTCGCGGTTGGTGTCGATCGAGTTGGCCATCTTGCCGGCGAGCGCCGCCGGATCGACCTGGCCCGCGGTGGCCTCGACCGCGCCTGAGCGGCGGAAGTCCATGATGGTGCGCTTGTCGCCCGGAAACTCGATCTTGCGCACTTTGCGGAAATCCTTCGACAGCGTGTCCTTGCTGTAGGGCGCCGGGGCGCGCGGCCGGCCGCCCTTCGGACCTGGTCCGGCGCCGCGCGTGTGGAAGATCGGCATGTCCGGATGCAGCTCGAACGGCAGGCTCGCCATGTAGGCCAGCAGCACCCGCTCGGTCTTGTAGCTCAGCGTGCCGATCGCCGCCCGCCCGGTCTTGGCCCGCGATAGCGAGAAGATCGCGCCCTGGGCCTCCGGAGAGAGTTTTGCCTTGGTGACGCTGCGGACGTCGGCCGGCGAGAATTGCGTGTCCCAGGACACCGCCAGCGCCGCGGCGAGGCCCTTGAACCCCATCCGCCAGGAACGCTTCACCAGCCGCCGCGCCTCGTCGTGGATCCAGATCGCGCTGCGCTTCTTCGGGGTCTCGCGGCGGATGCCGAGCGAGGGATCGTTCTTGCTGTCGCAGTAGCGTTCGCCGCTGGCCTTCTTGAGCGAGCCGGCGACCTTCCACAGCGCGCGCCAGATCTTCATGGCGAGGTAGGCCTCGCCGACGGTGGTGCTGGCGAGCAGCGCCGCGTACCAGCCGTCGAGATCCTCGAGCGAGACCGTCAGCGGATCGACGTCGCCGAAGATCGGGTCGATGTACTTCCAGCCGCGCTCCCAGCCCTCGCGCGTGCGCGGCGCCTTCTTGCCCCAGGTGTTGGTGCCGCGGAATTTGGTGAAGGCCTCGCCGAGACTGCCGGGCGGATAGACGCGCGCGATCTTTGCGGGGTTGCCGACCTGCTCGCCGTTGCGATGTTGCTTGAGCGCGAGATCCCAGCGATCGTTCCACTGTTTGGCGATCGACCAGGCGTGCGGCCCATCCTCGCCGCAATCGACCAGCTTGAAGCCGAGCGTGGCCATCAGCGTCGGTTCGATCTTGCCGGAGATCTTCGATCGCCGCGCCAGACACGGCGCCCAGTAGCCGAGCTTGCGCGAGCCGGGCTTGTCGCCGCCGCGGGTGACGTAATAGCGGATCTCCACTTTACCCACTCCGAATCCTCGCCACCCGTTCGGACACAACGTCTTTAGCGTTGCGCGCGGTGGGGGCGAGGGTCAAGCGATCGGCGAACAGGTGTGGATAACGCGCGCGGCGCCAGGCGTCGATCGCGTCGAGATCGTAATTGCCGGTGGTGGGGTCGGCGTGCGGAAAGCCGCGCTGCTCGAGCTCCGGCAGCTGCGCCTTGAATTCCTCGGGCGTCAGCCAGATCCGCCGCGCCGCCGCGATCGGCGGGCAGTCGCCACCAGGCGGGAGCTTGAAGCGCATGCTCATTGGGCCGCCTCTCGATCGAGACGCCGCTGTTCAACCAATTCGGCATGGCCTTCGACGATGAGCTTTTTTGCGTCGGCAACATGCTCGCGCAGTTCGTCCATCTGCTGACAGATGTATTGGTCCTCTTCACCCCACAAAGCGGCAATCTCGATGAGCAACCCGTCGACCTTGTCAAGGCGGGCCTTGGTCGCCTTCATCGCGATATTTTCTGTCCACCGCCGTAGATAGAAAAGTCCGGGCGTGCGGCTGTACTTCCGTCTCGTCATGCGGCGATGTCTCCCTCGGTGGGAGAGGGTTGTTCACCCATGGCTCTCGGCGTCACGGCCGCCGCGATCGGAAAACGGCGGCCGGCGCGGCCGCGCCGCCATTGCGAGTAGTACAGCTGGCCGCGGGCGACCAGCGCCTCCACCGTCGACGTGCCGACGTTCCACTCCGGCACGCCGTTGTTTGGACCGCGCGGGCAGCCCGGAAAACTCCAGTAGCCGCCGGCGTGCCGGACCAGCGCGCCGCCGTGCTCGATCGACTCGGCCAGCGCGATCGCCATGGTCGCCGACAGCGGTTTTCCCAGCTTCGATGGTTTTGCCACGTTCATGCCGGCACGCTCTCGGCTTCGGCCTCGGCGATGACGCTCTGCCAGTGATCGTTGACCGCTTTATCCAGCGCCTTGTAGCGGGCGAGCGTGGCGCAGGCGGCCCAGCCGCATTCGCACTTTGCCACGTTCGTCGCGACGTCGCACAGATACTCGCGCGTCATGTGGACGACGTGGGCTTTCCAGCACGCCGGATGCTTCCACGGCTCTTTTTTGTAGTCGGGCGTGATCATCGGTGCGTTGCGAGCAGCCGCCGGCGAATGATCAGCTCGGTGCGAACACGGTCGAACAGCACTTTCACCCACCACACGCACGCGACGACGGCGAGGCCGATGATGATCTGGGTCATGAGGCTTCTCCTCCCAAAGTAAGCAGCGCGCGGATCCACAACTCGCGGGGCGCCTGCGTGACGGCGTCGATGAATTCGGGCCGCGGCCTGTCGCTGAGAAACAGCGGCGGCGGCTCGGTCTCCTCGCCCGGCTGAACGTCGACGATTGAAATGACGCAGGCGGGCAGGGCACGCGGCGGCCTCGGCGCAAACGCCAGCTTCTCCAGCGCGTCGATGTTCACCAGGACCTTGCGCGGCGGACGAGGGGGTAAAGGCGGCGACACGATCGGGAGGCTGCGGCGCGCGACGTGCTCGGAAAAGGACTCGGCGACGGACGGCGCGGGGATCGGCGCTTCGGGTTTTGCCGGCGCGCCGAGATCGTTCCAGGGATTGGGCAGCTTCGTCATGCGGCGTCTCCTCGCTTGCCCCAGCCGAGTTTTGTCCGCTGCAGCATCAGATGATCGAGCAGCGCGCGGGCCTGGCTGATGGAAATGTCGAGCTCGTGCTTGCGCCACGCAATCGGATGGGAGATTTTTGAGGCGTTGACGACGCCGCGCGTGATCAGCGGCGTGCGATCGGTCACCGCCTTCAGCGCGTCGGCGAGCTCGTGCCGTTCGTCGATCATGTCTGAAATCCGCACCGGCAGCGCGCGCAATAGCCGGTGACCTCGGTGATCCAGATCGGCGTGTGCGGCGCGCCGGTTGGCGAAGCCGGGCAGCGCTCGGCGCCGTAGAAGACGTTGTCCTCGCCGGCTACCTCGAGCGGATCGCCATCCTGGTCGAAGCACGCCGAGCATTTTGGCGGGTTGTGCGAGATCCACGAACAGCCGCCGGGACAGGCCCGATCGTCGGTACAGCCGCAAGCGATGCAACGCATGTCAGCCTCCGATCGGGTTCTTGCGGAAACGTTTTCCGGCGAGCCAGCCCTGCAGGTAGGCCAGCGCGTCGATGTGCTCCTCGTGGAGGATGTCGTCGACGCTGAGCCTGAATTCGCCGCTCAGGGCGTCGACATAACCCGCCTGTCTCGCGGCCGGATCGAGCTCGAAGCCTGCGGCCATGGCGCGCCTGATCCCGCGGGTGTGCTCAAGCCGCGCGGCGAACAGCCGCTCGGATGGCAGCGAGGAGCGGCGGCGCCGATCGGCGGGCATCGGAGGCAGGGTCATCGCCGCGTCTCCGCTGGCTTGGGTGGAGCGGGGGACGGATTCGATACCGCATCTCCAGGAGGGAAACTTCCCGGCGCTCTCGCGCTTGAGCTACTCCCCGCAAGTTCTTGAAGCTCGGCATCGATCTCCGCGATGCGATCGCGGATGTTGCCGTCGGCGAACGGGCCAGCGCCGAAGCTGTTGATAAGTTCGTTGCGCTCGCGCTCGAGGCGCCGTTTGCGGTGGTCGGCAATGAAGGCTTCGTTCGTCTTGGATTTCAGCCAATACTGAAACACGACCATGACGCCGTAGCCTTGGACGCTCTTGACCAGAACATGGCCATCGTCGTTTTCGCCATGGTCCGAGCAAGGAGCGGCAATCTTGTCGAATTGAGCGCGATCGGCGATCCCGACGTAGATCACATGCGGGCCGACAACGCCGACAAACACCTGCGGTCTATGCTCGAAACGTTCGCTCATCGCGACAACACCCGCACGCCCTTGGGCGCCTTGGTCGCGATCCACTTGGACCATTGCGCCAGCGCATCGCCGGCGACGCGCTGGTTCGGCGCCTCGGGTATGCCGGGCACCAACAACGTGTCAGTGCCCGGCACCTTGGTGCGCCGTCCGCCGATCAAACGGGTGCGATAGCCGTGGCGTGCGTTGACCTCGATGAAATCGCGCAGCTCCTTCGCCGGCCCGCGCGCGATGACGATCGCGCCGGATGGCACGCTGCGGCCGAACTCGATCAGTCCTGAAGCAAAACAGAATGCGCGCATGGTTTCCCTCATGCTGCCTGGAGAAGTGCCGGCGACGCGTCTTCCGATCGCGTCCGAGGTTGTGGCTGCTGACCCGCCGCCGGCCGCACGACTCGCGCCGTGCGACTCAGACGCTATTCCATAAAAAATGGATATTCAAGCCGCGAGTTCGATAAAAAATGGAGATCAAGAGAAGGTGTACGGATTCAACGCGCAACTTCAGATAATGGCGGGAGCTCTACCCGGGGCTGCAGTCAAGTTTGTGTGGAGTTCGGAATGGCCGCCGGGATATCCGCTTGGCATTGGCGCCAGGCGTTGCAGATCGCCGCTCAACTTCCCGAAGAGGGAGAAGACGCGCGGATCGTCATGAAGTGTATTGAAGAGCTTCTGTTGCTGACGACACCATCACCGCCGAACCCTGACGGCGGCGGCCCAAGTCAGCTGCTGCGTTTCCCTGGGGTGTCCAAAAGCCCGAGGCGCCGCAATACTTCCAGCGGCAGGCCATCCGGCTTTCCAAAATAGAGCCAGTCAAGCGTGATGCCGGGGATCTTCTGGACGATCCTAAAGGCCGCGCGCCGGCTGAGTGGGGCGCCGTTTTCGAAAGAACTCAGCGTGGTGAGTTCGATTTCGAGGAAGAGTGCGAACGCGGTCGTGGTTGCATAACCATAGGCGACGCGCAACCGCTTGAGCCGGTCACTCTGGCCCGGCAGCTCTTCCTTTCGTTCCGGCTTTGTTGCCGGTCGCCCCTTCTTTGCCATGACGGCGGAAGGTGCATCGGCAATGGATTCGCTGCTATTTAACATTTCCGCTTCGTTGTATTTCCTGAAAAAATCGAATACCGATTCGGTATGGCGAAGCGCTGCGAGTCGCGAAAGCTCGAAACCACAGACGAGGTGATGAAGGCGCTTGGCGGTCCGGCCAAGGTCTCGGCGCTGACCGGCGCTCGCTACAAGACCGTCTGGCCGTGGGGCGACGGCAAGACTTTTCCGTCGCGCTACTTTGTGGTGATGACCTGGGCGCTGAAAAAAAAGCGGCTGACCGCGCCGCCTTCGCTGTGGGGCCAGGTGACGACAGCGGAAATGGAAAAGGCGGCGGCATGATGCGGGCGGGCTACTCGAACGCCAGGGAACTTGCGCGCCAAGCTGGCGGGCGGCTGCCACAGAGTCGAATCGCCGTCGAGTGCCTTTTTGGCGGCTGTGGAAAAGTCGCATCGCAGTGTGATGTGCGCCGGTGCCTGTTCGGCCCCTGTGGATAACCGGTTTTGCGTTTTCGAGCGTTTCGTTGCGTCCGCGTCGCTATCCCACCAAGTCCCTGAGGACGCAATGAAACCCGTGCGCAATCCGTCCATCGACGAACCTTTACGCTTGCGGTCGCGGCCCGACGCCTTCGCGCTCGCGGTGATGGCCGCCACCCTGCTGGCGATCCTCACCGTCAGCGACATCGTCATCGTCCGCAATCTCTGCGGCTGGGATCAGCGCCCGCTGCAGGCCCCGATCCATTACGTGCCGGCGGAGCCTATCTGATGGAACGCGCGCGCGAATGGTGGCGGCGTGGGCGAGCGCATCAGTATCTCGCCGAACTCGAGCCGATCGACCGCGCCACCGCGCTGATCGTGCTGGCGCTGCTCACCGCCTTCGTCGCGAGCTACGCGGCGATCGCCGCGCAGCTGCTGCTGCCGGTGCCGGCATGATCACCCAGGCCAAGAAGCGCGCCCGGCGCTGGGAGACGCACCAGCAAAAGCGCAGCGCGCAGCTTCATGCGGAAAACCGCGCGCGGATCCTGCGCGAGCGCGAGGCGATGGCGGAGCGCTGGATGCCCAGCGATCGCACCTACCTGCCGCTAGACAAGCCGGAACAGGTTTTCGCCGCTGCGTTCGCGGCGATGGGCCGGGATTTCGGTGGCACCGTCGAGCGGCGGGCCTGCGCATGAGCGAGGCGCTGCTCGATTTCAACCGGAAAAAGCTGGCCACCATCGACCGCATCCGGCGCGACGGCCGGCTGTCGTCGTCGACGCGGATGATCGGGGCCGAGATCTTCTCGCTGGTGGAATTCCGCACCGGCGACGCCTGGCCGTCGGTCATGTACCTCGCCGAGCGGCTCTGCCTGGCCGACCGGACCATCAAGCGCGCCACCGCGGCGCTGAAGGCGGCCGGCTACATCGCGGTCGACAAGCGCGGCCGCAGCAACCGCTACCGGCCGGTGTTCGAGCCCGTGCAACAGGGGACAAATTGTCCCCTATCGGACGGGCAACAGGGGACAGACTGTCCCCCATCCGACGCGAAAGGGGGACAAAAACGTCCCGAACAGGGGACAAAAACGACCGCGAATAGGGGACAAAAAGGACCCCCTACCTCTTTAGAGATAACTTTAGGACTACCCGCTCCCGCGCCGGCCGCGCGCGCCGGCGTGCCTGACGGCGCCGGCGCTTCCGGCCATCCCGACCGCCTCGGCGGCTTTGCAAGCGTGCTCGAGGCCAAGATCGGGCCCGCCCACTTCAAAAGCTGGCTCGGCAAGGCAGCGTTGATCTCGGCGGAGGGCGACACGCTGACGCTGGCAGCGCCGACGCAGTTCGCGGCCGATCACATCCGCAATTTTTTCGGCGGATCGATCCTGGAATGCTGGCAGACCCGGCGCCCCGAGATCTTGCGGCTCGAGGTGATCGTGGCGAAGGGGCTGGCCGAACCTCCGCAGTCGGCGGTGGCGTCGATCGGCGCGCGGCGCAATGAGGTTTCCGCCGACGCGCGGTGGCTGGTCGAGGCCGGCATCGGCCTCGTCGCCGAGCAGCTGCGCGTCACGCGCCAGGTTGCCGACAAGACCGTGGTCGACTGGCTGAAGCGCTGCGGCAACGACGCCGCGGGCTTGCGCAAAATTATTTCCGACGCGGTCGAGCAGCAGCTGATCGGGGACAATTTTTCCAACGTGGTGAAGCAGCGCACCAAGGCGCTGCTGTTCGCCGATCAGACGACGCTGCCGCTGACACCGGTGGCGTTGAGAAGGAGCGCGTCATGAGAGACATCACCTTTGACACTTCCTCTCCAAAGGGAGACGAGGCGGCGCCGGCAAAATCCGAAGCGCAGCAGCTGCTCGAGCGGATGCACGCGACGCTGCTGCGGCTCGGCAAGGTCCGCGACAGGCTGCAGCAAATACGCGGCTCGATCGCTGGGCGAGGTAATGTGGTCGCTGACAATGCAGCGCCGCTAACCTCGAGCAAGACGACGGTGTTCTTCGATGCGATGCGCAAGCTGGCCGACGCCGGCGACCAGGTCACCGAAGATCTGGAAAAAAGCGCCGAGGATCTCGCGGGGCTTTTTTGACGCACTCCGCTTTTTGCTAGCGGCACGAGCGCTCCACCTCGTCACCGACCTTCGAAAGCAAAGCGCCGTCGTCGAGTGTGGAGGTTTTGGCCTGAGCGCTATAGATGAACTGTCGGCGCCCGACATAGCCGCCAAGGCTGTTTTTGGCATTGACAAATCCGCAGACGAACTTGCTGTCGCCCCGGCTTACAACGCGAAGGTTGTCGAACTGGGCCGAATCCGGGTCCTTCAGATGTGACAACACCGATTCCCTCGCATCGCCGAGCAGAAAAAACGCCGGCGACCCAAAATAGACCGCAGCAAATCCAGCCAAAAATACGCCTGTGAACAGGCCAATCTGACGCGACAGGTTCATGCTCCGGCCAGCCTAGCCATTCTCGACGTCAGGTTGAACACCGGGGGCTTGGTATCCCCGAATAATTTTGTTAGGCCCAGGGCCTTCCGCGGCTGATACCTATTTAAATGACGACGCTGCGCAGGCCCCGCGGCGGGCGGGGCGCGCCCTCCACGGTGTTGCGGTCGAGCCAGGCGCGGTCGCAAAACAGCCGGCGCAGCGAGCGGGCGATCTGGCGGCGCTGGTTGCGCTCCGCTCCCGGCGGGAACGAGCGGGCATAGCGCAGCATGGTCCGCCGGATCTCGACAAGCTGGCGCATGCTGTAGCGCGGTTCGAGGTCTTCCTGGCGTCTGGCAGACGGCATGGTGGCCTCCACAGAACGGGCGATTCGGCCGTTATGGCGGTTCGGGCGGCGCGCCGCTGTTCAATACTGCTCACCCGGCCCGGAAAATTAGAGCTTTACCTCAGGCGGTTCCGCTAACCTTCTGCAATTGCAAGTTTTCTGCCGTCCTCTATGATCGCCTTGGGCAGAGGGCGACATGCCATCTCGGAAGATCGTGGCCGGCGACACCATCTACATCCGGGCGACCGCGCTTGAGGTGGGGTCGGACGCCTTGCAGGCCGTCGTCGACGATGGATACCGCATCGCGATCACGCACTGGTTTCCATCGCGCGAGTGTGCCCGATTGGAGGACATCGGCGAGCTGCGGCCACCGCGCCGGGCGAATCCCCGCCACATCGAGCGTTAACGGCTTTCCAACACGTTCCCCGTAACCCTGCGGGTCCAAGGGGTTGTGGTTGTGCGTTCGTCCCCCGGCTCATTTGATTTATCCTTTTTGCTGCCGCGGGGCCTGGCCGCCATCGAGGGCACGCCCGCGCCGTCGGACGACGGCTGCACCCTGGAGATCGACGGGCCGCTGGTGCGGGTCCGGGGCGGCTCCCGCGAGGCGGTGTTCGAGCATGCCACGCGGCTCCTGAAAATCGCCCACGGCGGCCAGGGCCGCCCGCTGGCCATCAGCGCCATCCTGCATTCGCCGTCCAGGCCGTCCGGCTTCGACCGGTGGTCGATCATCGTCGGCGCCGAGGTGGCGTTCTCGCCGACGGCCCTGGATCCCTGGCTGCCCGGGCCGCCGAACGTCAGCCGCATCGTCAACATGCGGCCGGTGGCGTGACGATGGTTGGCGGCCGCGAGCATTCCCGAATCCGGGCGCGCGGCTTCTCCGCCGGCGGCGACGCCATGAAGCGGATCGCCGTCGGCTTCGACGGCGACACCTTCGACCAGATCAATGCGAGCGCCAACGGGCTGACATTCGCCGAGCGCGTGCGTCAGCTGGTCGAGCTCGGCCTCGAATCCGAAAAACAGGAAAGCGGGCGCCGTGCTGTCAAAAGCTGAAGGACTGCTCGACGTCGCCGCCACCCTGCAGCCCGTCCGGCCCGAATATTGGCTGATCGTCATTGCCGAATCGCTCCGCGAGTTTCACGCCGTCAGCCGCATCGAAGATCTGCGGCTCGGGATCGATCCGTATCTTCCGACCGTCTGCAAGCAGCGCCGCGCCGGCCGCAACAGGCTGCGCGATGTCGTCGAGCCGATGTATCGGCCGTATTTCTTCGTGCCGGCAACGCTGACCGACCAGCAGTTCAATGCCGTTCGCTGCACCCGCGGCGTGCTCGATTATCTGATCGTCGATGGCTACCCCGCGATCGTCCGCAACGCCGAAGTCGAGAAGGTTCGCGCCCGCGAGCGCCAGATCGAACTGTTGCGGCAACAGCGCCTCAGTGGATGTGGCAACAGCCAATACGTCATCGGCGAGGCCGTCAGGATATCGATCGGCTTTACCCGCCTCTCGGGCAACGTTCACACCATCGATGCCCGCGGCCGTGTCGGGGTGAAACTGGCCGGCGGGGTGCGCCTGTTTGGGCGCGACGTCGTTGCGGTCGAGCTGACCCACATCCAGCCCGACGAGGAATAATTTTTTTGCGAATGTGAATCACCCTGGCCTGGCGTTGAGCGATCATCGTCGGCGTACACGTGAACGCGGCCGTCTCAGCGGCACGCGGGCCGGAGCATCGACCGATCACAAGGGACGTGCGCCGGCGCGACGCTTTTGCGTCGTCACAGTCAGCGGCCTCGCGAGAGGTTAGCTACAGCGCAGCTTTGGGGGTCGCATGTCCTGGTCATTCAATGCGGTTGGCAAGCCGTTGGCGGTCGCTGCCAAAATGAAAGCAGATCTGGCTCGCAACAAATGCGTTGAGCCGGAGGAGACGATCAAGAGCGCCGTGGCGGACATTGTTGAAAAGGCCTTGTCGGCATTCCCTGTCAATTTTCCGGTCGAAGTTTCTGCCAGTGGCAGCCAGTCGACAGACTCGACGGGAGCCGCGGCCAATCATCTGACGGTCAACATCAAGCCGCTTTGGGGCTTCCTCGACTAAAAGTGTCGTGAGCGACTACTGGATGAGCACGAAGGCGCCGGTCCACATGTTTCGGCCGGCCTACCAGACGCCCGAGCTCGACGCCTACCTGCGCGAGACCGCGGCCATTGATCCATCGATCCTGGCGCAGGATCTCGGCATCAGCGCGCCCATCATCCGGGCGTACCAGCGGAAGCTCGGCGTGAGGCCGATCACCGGCAATCCGCCCCGGCGCGAGCGAAATATCCCCGACTAGAGACGGGGGCCAGGGCGCGTCAACGCCCAAGCCGCGAGCTCATCACTCGCATGACCTGACCCGGCCGCTATCCGGCCATCCCGCCACCGCGCACGCGGCGGGATCACTTGTGTCTCAGATCATGCCTGCACCCGAGTCTCCGGCCTTCGTTCGGCCGGCAAAGTTTGCATCCGTCGTTAACGGCGACTTATGGCGATTGGGAAAACATCGTCTGGCCTGCGGCGACGCCACCGATCCCGCCATTGTGCATCAGCTACTCGGCCATGCCCGGCCACGGCTGATGACCACCGATCCTCCATACGGTGTCGGCTACGAGCCGGAATGGCGGCGCAAGCTTAAAGACGTTCCGAGCATCGTCCGCGCTACCGGCAAGGTCCTCAACGACAACCGGAGCGACTGGCGCGCGGCCTGGGCGCTGTTTCCCGGCGACGTCGTTTATTGCTGGCATGCCGGTCTTCACGCCGGCGCCGTCGAGCAGAGCCTGGCCGCGGCAGATTTCCGGGTCCGGTCGCAGATCATCTGGGACAAGGGCCGGCTGATCATCTCGCGCGGGCACTATCACTGGCGGCACGAGGCGTGCTGGTACGCCGTGCGCAAGCTCAAGACGGCGAACTGGCA